ACCAGCGGCCTTCGTGACCTGGGATAGTGCTCTCGATTGTGTGGCTATGAATTCCGTGCTTTGGGCAATCAATCTTTGGCAACTGTCGCCCGATTGCCAACGTGGGGTAAGGTTCTTGGGTCATGGTTTCTAGGGAACTGTGGCCAGGGGCAGGAGGTGCAAACTCGCTGCCCCACCACTATACGCTTGATCGGCAGTAGTGAGTAGGGTTACTGGCTCTAGCAAGCCATCAGCACGCAGGGTACGCAGTAGCTGCCATCGTCATAGGTGCAGGTGATGTGGTTGGAAGTCACCTTGGCAATAGTTTTACTGCGGACGATGTCATCGTCTTGGGGCTTGGCGGTGCCGTCCCCAGCAGACATCAGCAGTTGACCGCGATGCACCGGAATCCCTGCTGAGATGCGAATGATGAAGTCACCCGTCATCGCGCAGTAGAAGTCGTTGGTGTAGGTGTCGTCATCGTCGTCCCAAGCTTGGAACACACCCGACACGTTCTTGTCACCTTCAACATCGCTTACCTTCATCCGGTTGAGTTGCTCGTTATCCTCTTCGCCCCATTCGCACATCTCGTCGATGTTGGAGAGTACAGAACCGCGCAGGATTTCAGTGCGATCTTGACCAGACGGGAGCTGGGACCAGCGGCTTAGGTGAGCACCGTTGTAAGAAACGGTGGTGCCAGAGACAGAGATGCTTCCTTCGTCAACAGTATCTTGCCTAAATTGAATTAATGTCCCGTCGGATGTAAGCCTATTGAAATACGCACACACACCGCCATCGGTAACCTGATACATATAAGTACCAGTGCTAAAACCTTGGATATCCGAATCCGTTGTTTTGCCAATAAGAACTCTGCCGGAGCTGTCGATGCGGGCGCGTTCGGTTCCGTCAACACTTAAATTGATGTAGCTACTACCCCGCAGATTTCCGGGATCAGCTTCGATTCTGATTGAGTTTTCAGATGACGCATTGAGAATAACTCCGCCTGCATTTTCATCGTTAGCGCTAACTATTGCGTATCCGCCAGAACCAGCTCCAACTGCTTTGACTTGAATAGGTGTTGAAGCGGGAAATGCAGTAGTGCCGACCCCCACTAGGCCAGCCGCTGTAACCCTGAGCCTCTCACTACCCTCCGTCGTCACCACAAACCGGCCATCGCTGCCGGTGTCGATCACTTCAGCAGTGGTATTCCCCTGCGTGATGCTGGTTCCGCCCGATGTAGACCAGCTCAGCGTGCCAGAGCCGTTAGTGCTTAAGACCTGTCCGCTTGTGCCGTCTGCACTGGGCAGAGTCCAAGTGACATTACTGGCAACAGTGGCAGGCCCCTGAAATGCCACCCAGTTGCTGCTATCAGAATCGGCAAAGCGCAGATCCGATTGAGCATTCAGAGTCACATCACCAGTGACCGTGCCGCCTGCTTTGGGCAGCGCTGCATTGGCTAGGTCATATGCCGACTTGACTGAGTTTGGCGTTGCTGCTGTTGTTGTGCTTGTGCTGCCTGTACTGTCTGTAAGTTGAACAGCTCCTGCATTGCTAGTGGTTGCTGCTTGCAATTTGCTGCCAGCGATTGCTGCAGTTGCGCTGATATCGGCGTTGACAATGGTGCCATCAGCCAGCATTGTGCTGGTGACCGTGCCTGTATCGCCGGATGTGATCACGGTACCGCTGCGATCAGGCAGCGTGATGGTGCGATCAGCAGTTGGATTGGTAACTGCCAGAGTCGTTTCAAACGCATCAGCAGTGCTGCCTTCAAATGTCAGGCTGCCAGTGCTGCCGATTTCAAGGTTGCCGGTGATCGTCAGATTGCCACTGCCATCTGGTATCGGCAGATAGGCCAGGCTATTCCAGTTGCTGCTACCGTTGCCGATCTTAAATTTCTTTGTATCCGTCTCGTAGCCGATCTCACCCGACAACAGGATCGGGTTTGCAGATGTCCAATTTGCAGCGGTGTCTTTCCGCTGCGCCATCTGTACGCGGATCGTTGTTGCGGTCATGATTCAGCACCACCAGCTTCGATGATAAGTGTGGCCGCTACTGTGGGCGCTGCCACATCAGCCTGCAAGATGAACGGTGCAGTGCCTGTCATGGCATAGGACGTGAACGATGCCTCAGCACCAAGGGCGGCAGGCTCACCGGTGAGCGCATATAGCAGGAAATTACCAATCAAAGCAGTGAGCTCCACGGTCATATCGGTATAAACACCTCGTTGCACCTCTTCGGGCTTTGCCGCGTAGCGATAGAGCGCATCAGCTGGCACCACCACAGCGCTGCCCCAGAAGCTCGCGGGTAGCGTGAACGTCCGATGGCTGCCGTTCATGTCTAGGTAATGATTCCGAATCTGCGTGACTTGCGACTGCACCAGATTCGTGTAGGTCAAAATCAGCCGATAATTGCTCTGCCGTAACGAGTGCCTGAACAGCACAGGCGCGCCGATAAGCGTCTCTTCAGTGCTGACATTCAGGCCGCCGAGATCGTACTGAAAGCCTTCGGGCAGGATGAGTGGATAGCTCATATCAGATACGGCGGCAGCAGCTGTAGCTCTACCGTAGCGTTGGTGATATCACAGGATTGATCGATCACAGGCGCCGACAGGTAACGCCAGAGATAGTTCGCAGGGAATGTGAGATTGGTGGCCGAGAGCGTAGTAGCGCTCAGGTCAAATGGCTGGAAGATCCCATGCAACGAATAGTGGCTCACGAGGTTGAACGTATCCGATGACGACAACCGAGAGAATGTCATCCGCAGAATGTGGCCGACTGCTGCGTTGCTGTGACGCACGCTGCCTTCATAGCCGTCGAGCACTACAAACTGCGTGCTAGCGACAGTGCCAGGCATATAGGTCCGAGTGGATGGTGTCAGCGCTGGGAAAGTGGCCATGACTTTATGCGCAGGGGACTTCCCATGCAACAGCGCCTGGGCCGTTCCATGAAACGGTGTAGGTGTGATTCACATTTCTAAACCCATGCGTGGTGCTCAGGGGAGTGACGGTCACGGTTGTATTGTTTGTGAAAGTCAACGTCCAGTTGAAGCTATTAGGTCCGCACGAACCAGTGTCTTGGCTGAAGACAACTGTTTTCACGTCAGTGTAGGTGTACAACGTGCTAGCGCCGACTCCGATTGTTGTGAACGTGGTGCAGGGAGTCAATGGCGGGAATACGGTGTTATAGTTTTCAACTGAGCCAGCACTTCGCTGCAACACCCACGTGCCTCCAGCCATGTTGCCAGCCGGGGGCGTAGTGCCGCTGATATTGCCGCCTCGAATCGCAGGGGCTGGCGCACACTTCACTGGCTTTGTAGTTCCTAGTGTTCTAGGTTCGCCATAACCAGTAGATGTTGCCGGATCTGGGCATCGAACGATCACCGAAATATAGTATCCAACATCACCCTCATCCAGCGTGAGGGTATATGCGCCCGCGATTGGCTCCGTCTGGCAGCCAGAAACCTCGACCACTTCATTGGTGCCAACCACCAACTTCGCCCAGCAGACCTGTGCGCCAGGACAGCCAGTGTTGGATTCAGAAATCGCTAGCTCATCTCCGACTTGAGGCTCGCCATTGCTGCCAGTCATGCCGGTGATGTAGTTGGGCTCATATCCCGGTGAATCCTGCTCAAGCGGATCAGCTGGATTCGCCCAGTCACCATTAGGCGTCTGACCGCCAGTGGGTTGATTGGCAGGCTGGCCAACATTTGTACCGATTGGCGAGCGGCCACCAGTCGGCCATGTCGGTTCCGATGGTGATGCAAGACTGACTGTAGTTGCAGCTTGAGTTGGTGGATCAAAGCTACCGCCACTGGCGGGGTAGTTCGTGCCTCCACCGCCTAGCCCGGTGTTGTCTGATGATGAGTTTTCATCACAGCTGTAATCACTGCGGCCTGCCGAGATCGTGAACCCAGGCGCTGTGGCCGCCGCAACTTCAAGCGCTACCAAGCTACGCCCTTGGTTATCGATTGGGAAGTGGGTCAAATCAAAAACGCAGGCGCCGCTAGCCGTCTTCTCAATCCGCTCGACTTCATAGAGAAAATCGTGGTAGCCGAGTGCTGTTGTTGCAGTCTCACGGCGCAGTCGAACGCGAACGATATCGCCCAGTTCAAGCGTGCTGTTGTAGCTGCTTGGCCTTACGTTTAGCCGCAGCGTATGCGTGATGTATTTGCGCCGCGCCAGACGAAATGCGCCAACCTTTACCGCATGAGTTTCGCTTGCGCAGAACTGGCTGAGATCGTATTGCTCGAATGGGCCAGCCGTTGCCTCGCCGGTATAGCGCACTTCAGTGGTGCGCGGAAAGCCGATATCAGAGTCTGGCTGCTGACGCCACATCATCTGCAGACAAACAGGCTGGCGATCTGCGAGTGACACATATTCGATCTCAAAACCATCTGGCAGGAGATGATCTTCGGTGAATGTGAACTCCCAGCTGATCGCTGTGGTTTTGATCGTGTGATCACCGTTCACCGGGAGCCGTGGTTTGAACGCGAACTTTCCACTTGATTCGACCAGCCTGAGCAGGAAGTCATTCCCAATCTGCTCGAGCCATTCATCCAGGTTGCTGCTTTCCTTAAACACTCCGTTGTAGAGGAAGCCATTGGTTTGGCAGAAGTTGGCCGCGGCCAGCATCTTGACGCTATTGATCAGCGTGGAAGGGATCCGGCCTGATTGATTCATCAGATACAAGGCCAGATCGATCACGTTGTTGCTAGGGCCAAGCGTGCTGTCAATAATCCGCGTGACCTGCATCCCTTCGCGCACGAATACATGCACCTGCTGCTCCCATCGGTCGCTACCATCCGGGAATGTGTTCACGTAGCTGAGCGTCGTCATGTTGGCGTAGCGCCCTGACGTGCCGCAGTAGTAGGGGCATGACCATGGAGTGGTCTCTGCAACTGTGGTGATGAAGTTGCCGGGAAACCACGTACCAGCGCGGCGATCGTAGGTTTGATTCCATGTGCCTTGACGACATGGCCCAGCGAAGACATCCTTGATGGGAATGGTCGGAAGCTGGCCCTCGCTCAGCACCAAATGGAGACTGACCGTTAACGCATTGGTCGTTGCATTGTTTTCATATCTTGCTTCTGTTGCGCCAGGGCTCACGAGCACGCCGCCGACATTACTGACGCGACGGCAGAACACAATCGGCACTGGATCGCCGATCTTGTATGCAACCTGCGGTGACGTGAGATCATCTGCTGCCTCTGCCGCAGCTTCAGTCAGAACAGGATCTGACAACCCGCTCTGATAAGCCAGCAATGCCAATGGATCAGAGATGTTCAGCGTCATATCCGAAGCGGCACACCGATCAGGTAGCTGGTGAATTTACGCGGCGGCACTTGTGCGCCAACTGGTGACAGGCTACTGCCAAGCTCGATTTCAAGCCTCGTAAACGTGCCAGACATGCCAACCACCTCTGCGGTGTAGCTAGCGATCAGCTGTTGCCCAGCCTGCGGCGCCGTCTGATCTAGGCGGCTATCGAACTCGTAGATCTTGAGCTCACAGAATCGGCCATAGCTCAAGGCTAGGTTGAATGCTTCCACCACACTATTGGTGGCTGGCACAGTGACCGTAACAGACTTGCCACCGCTGGCACCAGATTCCACGATGCCATTGGCATTGAAAGGCAGATAAGACCAGCTTGCGCTGTCGAGCGTGACGGTCTGATTCACGTAATAGGTCTGCCACCGCGCATAGGTGGTGGTGGCATCGAAGATGCGCAGGTATTGGCTCTGAGCTCTATTGCTCATCAGTAAGCACCCTGATAGCGACGGCCGCCATAGGACCGGCTGTTCTTGAAGATCTGCGTGCCAAAATCAGACAGCGCACGTTCAAGGTCGCCGATCGTGACGTAGCGCTGGCCATCTTGTTGCAGCACCGGGCCAGTGGTGATCTGCACGGTGGTGTTCGCTGCACCGCCACCACCCATTGGGCCAACCACACCACCATCAGCGAAGGCAGGAATAACTGACCGGCCACGCATCCCGCCAAGGTAGTTGGCCGCGGCCGTTGCCATCTTGGATTCAGGCACGATGTATTCGCGCTCTCCGCCTTCGCCCACCATCGCCAAGGTTGGCCCGCTAACCACACCACCAGCAGCAAAGGCTGGCACGCTTACCTGCGGGATTAGTGGGATGTCGGCACTAGGCAGGCGATTGTAGCCGGCGATCAATGCGTTGATGCTGCGCGTGCTGTTATTGATGCCATTGGCGATGAACTGCAGCAATCCTCTAAAGATTGACTTGATTGCGTTGACTGCTCCTGTGAAAGGCGCCTGGAGTGCTTTGCCTAGCTGAGCGAAGCTGCCTGTCAGGCTAGTGACAAGCACTTTGCCGAACTTAATTAATGGCTCCACATAAAGGCTATAAAAAGCCTTGCCTGCCATCTGCCACCCTGCAGCAATGGCTTTGAGAACTGTTGCGATCTGATCACGAAAGGCGTAGATGGCAATGCCGGCAGCAACTAGCAAAGCAATCCAACCAACAGGTCCAGAAAGCACGCCAGCAACAATCGCAAGCAATCCTTTGAATGCAGCACCAACAGCAGCCAAGGCGGGCACCAATGCGCCAAGGTATCCCGAGATGGTGGCAAAAATTGCGCCACCAGCAAAGACTGCAGTCAAAGCGCCCCACACTGTGGCAATCGCTTGAATGGCTGGTGCCAAGATGACAAACGCAGCAGCAAGCGCAGCAACGCCAGCAATGAGTTGCTGCAATGGTTCAGGCAATGCAGCGAATCCTTCCGCCAATCCGGCAATGGTCTGAGCAACGCTTGTGATCAGCGGCAGCAATGCTGTGACCGCTTCATTGAAGGGGCCTGAAACTGCGATGGCTATCGCATTGATTGAATCGTTAAACTTATCCGCAGCCTGCGCCATCTCAGTGTCAATAGTCGCCGAGTATTGACCCAATGCAGTGCTGCCTTCATTCAGCATAGGGATTAAGTTGGCGCCAGCCTTGCCGAATATCTCCATGGCGAGTGCAGTCTTCTGCGCGCCATCAGGCATCTTGGCAAATACATCAGACACGCTGAGCATGATCTGATCCAGGCTGCGCACCTTGCCGTTGGCATCGGTGGCGCTGACGCCAATCGACTGCAGTGCCTTGCTGGTTTGCGATGCCGGATCAACAACACCACGGGCAAGCCGGCTCATTGCCTTGGCTACTTCATCCACTGATGTGCCGCTATCAGCAGCAGCAGCGCCAAACCTGCTGAGGCTTTCAACGCCAACACCAGTGCGCTTACTGAGATCGTTCAGATTGTCTGCAGCATCAATAGATCGCTTGGCTAGCGCGCCAAGGCCGGCAATGGTTGCCGCGGGGACCAGTGCGCCAAGGCCGCTGCCAATTGATTTACTGAGTGCGCCTAGCTTGCCGAAC